GATTTTGAAAGAAATTTCACATTGAATCAAGATGTGGTAGTCAATGATGCAAAAATTGTAAATGGACTACTAACTATTGAACTGGAACATATTATTCCAGAAGAAAAACGGCCCAGAAAAATTCAAATTGGTTCTGGGAAAAAACGTAAGAAAACACTTCTTACTGAATAATCAACAGGGGGGAGAAATCCCCCCACACAACTAAAGGATGTTAAACTATGGAAACTCACGATCAACTCACTATTGAATTGGAACAATACAAAATCGAAAACGAGAAATTTGTAGGTGGAAATAAATCTGCTGGTATTCGTGCTCGAAAACATTTGAATGAATTGATGAAACTTTGTAAGTTGCGCCGAGCCGAGATTCAAGATGAAAAGGAATGGATAGTAAAATAATGGCAGAAGAAACTAGAAAAGTATCACCACAAACGGCTGATGCTATAAATGATATTTTATCTGGCGATCAACAGATTCAATACAAACAAGATTCGGATGGTCGTGGAAATGTAAATTTCACGCCCGGTTTGCCAAATAATCAATTAATGGAAGCAATTATGAACAATAAGAATATTCTTATGGCTCATAGAGATGTGATGCAAAAAGTATTAAATATGGAATGGCAGTGGTTTGAGAGAAGAATTATTAAGTGGTTGGGGGATACCCCTGAGTCTAGAAGTCTGCAAAGTTCTTTGAGAGATCATATTAAAAATGAAAAAAAATGGATAAAAAGAGGAGCAAAGGCCGATGAAGTTGGATTATTCGTCTAGTTTAAAATTAAGAGCACTTATTCGTAAATATGAATTTGAAAGAGATGAGGCAATTGCTAATCTGCAAGTTTATTTTGAAAACGGTGTTGGTGTTGGAGAACACCATAATGTCATTGATAGTATGGATGAGTTGGTGACAAAACTTGCAGATGCGGAAGGAAAATTGAAAACTACAATTTCTTATTTTGCGAACTTGGATACAACATCTCCACCACCAAATGTAGAATCCGAAGATGATCAAAGTAGTTAGATTAATATCTGGTGAGGAACTTATGGGATTCCTTACTGAAACGAGTGATGGATGGCACTTGAAAAATGTTTGTCAGATTGTGACTTCATATACTGACACAACAAGCGCGACTGCAAGAGTTGGATTGTCGCCATTTATGCCATATACAAAAACCACAGATGGCGTTGATCTTAAACATTCATACGTTGGATTTATAGTAGATCCGGTTAATGAATTGACAAATGAATATAATCAGGTTTTTGGAAGTGGGTTGGTTTTGCCACCTTCAAAACCTACTATTCAAACGCCAAAATCATCTGGAAATCATTCATTCGTAAAAATGTCATAAAAAAGAAAAGGGGGTTGACAAAGGCTCCCTTTTGTGATAAAATTATATTATTAAATTTAGTGAGAACATACATGACATTCTATACAAACGTACAAAACATCGGCAGTAAAATTCTAGTTAAAGAAGTTGATGAAAACGGTCAAAGAAAAACAAAACGCATGGATTACAAACCATCTTTGTTTTATGAAACAAGAGACACTACATCCAAGTATAAGTCTCTTGACGGCAAAAGTCTTAAAAGAGTCAAATTTGATTCTATTGGTGAAGCTCGAGGTAAGGTAAAATCTACTGAAGGTGTTACTGACTGGCATGGAATGCAAACTTATACATATCCATTTATCGCCGACAATTATCCAGATATGGAATATGATTTGGATAAAATCAATATTATGAATATTGATATTGAGGTCGAATGTGAACAAGGGTTCCCAGAGCCAGAAGTTGCTCAAGAACGTGTAAATGCGATCACCATGAAATGCGGCGATCTTTATACTGTGTTGGGTTTGGGTGATTGGGAAAACAAGTCGCCTGAAGTATCTCATTTAGAAATTAAATATTACAAGTGCAAAAGTGAAATGGAATTGTTAAAGTCGTTTCTCAATTTGTATGAAGCCGCTGATGTCGATATCATTACAGGTTGGAATGTTAATTCATTTGACATGCACTATCTGGTGAATCGTATCGCCAAAATTCTTGGCGATTCTGAAATGAAACGACTCTCACCTTGGAGAAAAGTCGATAAAGTTAGTACTCTAATTCGTGGGCAAAATACTACACAGATAAAGTTATGTGGTGTAAATATTATTGACTATCTGGATTTATATCGTAAATTTACTTATGTGACACAAGAAAGCTACAGATTAGATCATATCGGTTTTGTGGAACTCGGCAAGAAAAAACTAGACCATTCTGAATTTTCTGCAATGCATCTATTCTACAAAAACAACTATCAAAAATATATCGACTATAATATTATTGATGTTGAACTTGTGGACAAACTTGATGATAAACTTAAACTTTTAGATTTACTTGTCACCATTGCATACTCTGCAAAGATCAATTTTGAAGAAGTTATGTCGCCAATTCGCACATGGGATTCTATCGCTTTTCATATTCTCAAAAAAGACAACATCGTAGTACCTCCAAAAACTCGGCATCATAAAACAGATGCTTATGTTGGAGGTTATGTGAAAGAGCCTCAACTTGGTGTTCATGATTGGGTATTATCTTTTGATTTGAATAGTCTTTATCCACACCTAATTATGCAATATAATATCAGTCCCGAAACATTAGTTGAAACTGATAGACTCGATACAAGCGTGGATCAGTTATTAGAGAACAAAACCGATACATCACAATGCAAAGCTGCAAATGTATCTCTAACTCCATCTGGCGTATTATATAACAACGACCGAAAAGGGTTTCTGCCCAAGTTGATGAAAAATATGTATGACGAACGTGTTATTTCAAAACAACAAATGTTGAAATGTAAACAGGAATTGATCGACGGCGGCGATAAGATAGAACTAACAAAACGAATAGCACAATTGAATAATAAACAGATGGCTGCAAAGATTTTGTTGAACTCCGCTTATGGTGCGTTGGGTAATCAGTATTTTAGATATTACGATATTCGACAGGCAGAATCTATCACTCTTTCTGGACAACTAAGTATTAGATGGATCGAAAACAAAGTAAACGACTATTTGCACAAGGTTCTCAAAAATGATGAAAAAATTAACTACGTTATTGCTTCCGACACGGATGCGATTTACATCCGCCTTGGCGACTTGGTTGACAAGGTGTTTGATACGGAAAAGGTACTTGCGACAGAAGGTGGTGAGGCCAAGATCATTAACTTCCTTGACACTATTGCTTCGGAAAAGTTGGAACCGTTTATTGATAAGAGTTATCAAGATCTTGCTGACTATATGAATGCATACGAGCAGAAGATGCAAATGAAACGCGAAGTCATTGCATCTAAAGGTTTGTGGACTGCAAAGAAACGATATATCCTTAATGTACACGATAATGAAGGTGTACGGTATAAAACGCCTTCATTAAAAATCATGGGTATTGAGGCAGTACGATCTTCCACTCCAGCTGCATGTCGTGAAAAATTGCGAGAAATATTCAAAGTTATTATGAATGGTGATAATGATGAATTGATTTCATTTATCAATAATTTTAGAGAAGAGTTTAATACGCTTCCGATTGAGGACATATGTTTTCCGCGAGGCGTAAACGGTCTGAAAAAGTATGAATGTCCAGTTGAATTATTCAAAAAGGGTACACCAATTCATGTGAAGGGTGTCATTCACTTCAACAGACTAATTAAGAAACATAATTTAGAAATGACGCACCCGCTTGTCAAAGAAGGCGAAAAGATTAAATTTGTGTATCTCAAAGAGCCCAATCCTATCGGAAACAATACTATTGCAATTCAAAATGTGTTGCCAAAAGAATTCGATTTGGACAGATTTATAGACAAAACAAAACAATTCGACAAATCATTTTTAGAACCTGTCAAATCGGTGACAGATGCGATTGGTTGGGATGTCGAAAAACGATTTACAATAGATGACTTTTTCTAGGAGAGTGTGATGGGAAAACGTAGCGATTTTGAAAGAGTAGAAAGAGATTTCTATCCAACACCAATTGAGGCCGTATTACCTCTTGTATTTCATTTGCCTTACTTCGGCCTGTTTGCAGAACCATGCGCGGGAGATGGTAGATTGGTTAGACACATAGAGCAGTTGACCGATTTAAAAGGGTATTGGATGACTGATATAGAACCATTATGTCCTTCTGTTGGTGTCGGAAATGCATTAACAGATCAAATTGTGGGTTGTGATATATGCATCACGAATCCGCCTTGGAATAGAAAAATATTACATCCGATGATTGAGAATTTGGCAACCCAAATGCCGACATGGTTATTGTTTGATGCTGATTGGATGCACACAAAACAATCTGCCCCATATCAAAAATGGTTGGAAAAAGTGGTGAGTATCGGCAGAGTAAAGTGGATCGAAGGTAGCAAAAGTGTCGGCAAAGATAATTGTTGTTGGTATCTTTTCAATGCCAAAAAATCAACAGGAACGCCAGTAAGATTTTTTGGCAGACTTCCTTGACAACCACCACCAATTTATGTTATAATGAAAG